TACGGGTCACACCCCAGCGAGCCGATATGCTCATTGCCAGGGTACTTCATCCCGTTACGAATAATGACGTGGTTTTGCATCCTAGCGGGAGGCGTCCACCCCAAAAGAAAACGACCGTTACGCTCTGGCGTCCATATAACTTGGCTGTCTTTTTGGCCGTCTTTCCAATGAAAAGAACCCCTAGTAAGGTAGTGCTCCTTTATCATCTCGTCGTTATAGTCAATTTGCTGATATATCTTAGTCAGGTTAAATATAGACTGCTTACTCTCGTCACGAAAAGCGTGGGACTCAGTACGCGGGAATTGGCGATAGAACTCGTTGAGCGCATCAGGGTCGTTCTTAAGTGAAGCCACCTCGTTTTCCCAATACTCAATAGCCCCCATCTTTATAGACCGCCCGTCAATACCTTTAACATCGTGCAAAGGCTTTATAAATACGGGCATACCATACCTATCGATATACCCTTCAAAATTCCATTCCATAGGAATAAATAGGCTGTACATACCGCTCTTGGTCTGGCCGTTAGCGTTGCGGTTGCTTACGTCAGATTGAGAGTATAGCGTTTTGTAGTTCCCACCGCCTTTGCTTAGCGCGTTGGACGTAGAACCCATCATACACTTCCCTATGATGCGGCTACCCAATCGCAAACAAGTTTTGGTGACGCGCCAGTTATTGAGGATATTCTCTGGCTTCTCCCACTTACCGCTTTCGTCGTGAACCAAGAGCAAAAGCTTCTCTCCGTCATAGCTGTTGTCGGCTGTATTCTTCCAGTCTATAGTAGTATCAAGTCCGTCAAGCTCTTCAGACTCATCGAGGTACATATTGCGCTTGGTAATCTTTGACGCAGGCACCCGATATGCAAGCTCTGTTTTGGGCTTATCCATACCGTCTTGTATGGGCTTGAAAAAGAACGGGTAGTTCGCTGATATAGGAACCACCTTATCGGTAAACATCTTTTTGGCGTCAGCACCCGTTTTAGAAAGTATTCCAACTCGAGCGTCCTTAGCGAGAGTTCCTATATTGACGCATTCCGAAGAACCCATAAAAGAAAATCCTGAACGACGAATCTTTAAGTAGCACATACCGAAACATCGGCTGTCTGCCTTGCAAGCCTCCCAGAAGATATAGAATATACGGTTGGCCTCTCGAAAGTCAGGGAGCCCTACGTCAATTTTAGTCCACTGGAGGTACGTATAGTGTGAGCCCGTTATGTAGGTAGGGACTCCATTATTCATAAACCAGGCGCCGCTTTCACGTCTGTCGAACTCGCGCTCCACGAAATCTACCCACCTGTCTTTAAAATCAGCGGGCATCTCGTTCCACTGAAATATCGTCTTGATACGTGTAAGTTCTTTAGGGTACCCTAAGGGCTGCCAGTACTGTTCTTTTTTAGATTTGCTTCGCTCTATAGGGTTACTACAAACCATAGGGAGTGCAATACGTACGCCCTGTATCTCTACCACATCACCTACCGTACCGTCTTTTGATATAACGACAAAGTCATAGTCTTCGTTATAACCGTATTGCCAACTTTTAGCTTTATTCTTCCTTGTAAGTACCTTTTGGGGAACTATATCATTTAGATAAATAAGCAGTTTATTTTGAACGTCTTTCCGCAAATCCTTGCTTGGTATTAGTAGATGAATCACCACGCTTTTCCATCGCCTCTAAATTTTCTCTCTCCTGCTCAATACGGTTAAGTATCTCTAGCGCATCGAATATAGCAAGTTTTTTTGTAGCCGCTGCGTTCTTTAATCTGTCGGCGGCCAGCTCGTCTTCTATATCGGGCTTTATGATATCTTCTTTGGCTACCTTAATAAGCTGCTCTACCGCCCTGTGACCCGCAGCTATAATTTTTTCTTTGAGTTCTTTCGCGTTCATAATACCAGCGTTATGTTGTCAGTAAACATACGGTACAACTTTTCCCCATCTACAGTAAACTCATACTCGCTATCAGGAAGAAACGATATCTCATCGCCTTCGTTTACACCGAGCGCTAAGAGCTCGTCATTTCCATACTTAAGCCTTCCGATAAGGGGCTCTTCTTTTGAGAACTTACCTATCCACGATTCTTTTTCTTCTACAGGCTCTACAAAGCAATACTTTCCGTGCGCTCGCCACTTGTCATCTTTTTTGTACAAAAAAAACTGGTCGTCGGTTACAAAGAAGAGGTCATCCTTAAAATAGCTGCGACCGCTTTTTTGAGCCCCATACATATCGTAGTAATATTTAAATACGTTATGATGCACCAGAAGCGTGTCCCCTGGCTCTATAGGGCCTGAATAAGAAAGTGGGACGGACTGTACGATAGCGTAGCGGTTAGAAAACCTGTGGTCTTCTTGAGACGAACTTACGATAAACTCAACGTCGTCGGCCCTTCGTTTGTTATCGTATCTGCTGCTATTTTTTGGCTTTACTATAAATGCGCCTGGTGACCTCATTAAAAATTAATGTTGTACTCTACAGATAGCGGCATAGTGTACGAAAAATGTTTCCAAAGCATTATTTCGTTATTGCGCTCTATCCATATTTGAATTGAATTTGATTTCTCCTCAATTTTGATGAGGTGTATTTTATAATTGCCACCGAGAACCTCCTGGCCTAATAAGTAGTGCATCCCCGATTTATAATCAGGCCCTATGGAGATTTTTCGAATAAGCATTATAGATGGCGAAACTCTTTATTCAGACGGACTTTTAACAGTTACTTCGCCCGTCTCAATATTGATATTTGAGTTGACCCCATAAGTCTCTATCAAAGACTTTTCCATATCGTAGTAAGAAGATTTAATCTTATCGATATTGTTGAGGATATCTTGTTGCTGCATTAAGCATTCGCCCAGAGCAACTTTGTTTTGGTTGAGCTCGGTTAGCGCATCGCGCAATTCTTTCAACTCGCCTTCAGTTAATTTATTCATTTAATTTAGTTTAATTACCACGTAGCAATAGCTACTCTTTTCCAAGTATTAGCCGCAATGCAAACATAAATATAATCTGTCGTCCACACAACATCCCCTTGCTCTCCAGTAGCCGTCGCTGAAGCAGGTGCTGTTCCAAGGGTGACCTTAGACCCCGAGTCAACCCAGTCTAAAATATCGGTGCCGCCAACCTGTTGAACAACACTTAATTGTTGATTAACGCTCGGCGCAGTAGAGGGGAGGCGTATGTGATAATCTTCGGTGGGCTGGGCGCCAAATCTAAGTGAGTGAGCATCACCAACAAAACGCAATGTAGCTGGGTCGCTTACTCCGCTTGGCAAATCAAGACTTTTCGAAACTGAATTTAAAGTTAATATAGGTGTTGCGCTAGTGAGGTCGCCCCAAAAAGACAAATCTTTATTAGCTCCGATATTATACCTTCTTGAAGAATCTTCAGTTAAAGTAAGGTCAGAATTGCCAAGGTTAATGGCTTGCGGATAATCAATCCAGTCTAATACCCCAGAGCCGTTGGTCTTTAATATTTGCCCAGTATTGCCGTCGGTATTGGGTAGCGTAAGCGTATAACTAACGTTGCTCAAGCTATTAGGAGCTACTATACCGACAGAGCTGGTCCCCGTGTTATCTTTTAACTTTAAAGGTATGTTAGCGCCTACAGAAACTTCAGAGCCGCTAACGGTAAGGGCTGAGCTACCTCCCGAAGCAAACGATAATGTGCCTGGGCCTAAATCGTAACTTCTGCTATTGTCCGATTGTACAAGGTTGGAGTTTCCGAGATTAGATACACTCGTCCAGTCCAAGACTCCAGAGCCGTCCGTCTTTAGTACCTGCCCAGTATTGCCGTCGCTCGCAGGAAGCGTAAGCGTATAGCTGCTCGACAAAGAGTTAGGTGATTTTATTGCGACGGAATTGCTTCCTGAGTTGTCTTTAAACCTTAAGGGGACGTTAGCCCCTAAAGAAACTTCAGCCGTATTAAGCGTAAGTATATAGTCGCTACCGTTGGTAAAAGCCAATACCGAAGCCCCACCATTTAAATCATATTGCCTTAGAATACCGTCTTGAGTAAGGTTGGCGCTGCCTAAATTTATAGAAGCGTCTGAATTAACCCAGTCCAAGACCCCATCGCCGTCCGTCTTCAATACCTGTCCCGCAACGCCGTCCGTGGGGGGAAGCGTAAGCGTATAGCTGCTCGACAAAGAATCAGGCGATTTTATTGCGACGGAATTGGTTCCTGAGTTGTCTCTGAGCCTTAAAGGGACGTTAGCCCCTAAAGAAACTTCAGAGCCGCTAACAGTAAGGGCTGTATTCGCCCCGTAATTAAACGCGAGCGTACCCGAACCTAAATCGTAATTCCTGAGAAATGTGGTTTGAGTAAGGTCAGAATTACCTAAATTAACGGAAGCCGTAGAGTTGTTTTGCCAAGACAGCGTACCCGAACCATCGTTTACCAAAACCTGGCCTGTTGCGCCAGCCGCTGCTGGAAGCGTAAGGGTATAAGACGTAGGTACCCCTACAGGTGATTTAAGCGCAACGTAACCTGCGTTACTGCCATAAAACCTAAGCTCTACCGCAGACCCCGTAACGCTATCGTACCCTAAGCGCACAGAAGCGGGTTCGCTAAGGGATGGCTGCTTAATTGCGAAATAAGAATCTACGCCTTCTGTAAAGTTTATTGAGCCCCCATTTAAATCGTAATCTCTCGATGTCGCTGCTGTTTGGGTAAGGTTAGAATTACCTAAATTGATAGACGTAGCGCAAGCGGTAACCGCACTACAAAAGTCGGTAATTTGAGACGTTGTAATGGCGATAGGGCTTTCCGAAGCCGACGTTACAATTCCTTTTCCATCAATCGTAAGCGTAACCGAATTCGCGGCATCTCCAAAGGTGCCGCTGCTAGCTTGAGTGCTTAAAGAGACAGCGCCAAAAGATATAGAAAGCCCTCCCGAGGTAGGGAACGAAGCAATTCCTTGAATCGTATCCGTTGCTACATTAACGTTATTGTCAATAACGCTCCATTCCGATTCGTTAACGGGGTTGTCCGAGTCAGCAATTATAATATCACCTATACTTAAAGTTGAGCTCCAGAAACCTGCGCCGTTTCCCGCGACCGTAACCGCGTAAGTAAACCCTGTTAATATTCCCGCGCCTGTAGGTGGAGCAGTCGACGCGTCATATGAGCCTTGAAAAATTAAAGCCCCTGAGCCAGCAAATGTATTGTCTACATATTGCTTGGTTGCCGCGTCGGTAGCGGCACTAGGAGCACCTAAGTTAATAATTCTATTCCCTCCCATTAAGACGGAATTAGTTGCTGCCCCAAAGTTGCTAAAAGGAATAAGCGGAGACGCAATCCTGTACTGCGAACCAGTGCTATTTACTACCGCAAAATATCCCGCGTCGGTTGCCGAAGAAGAAACAGGAAGCTCATTTAAATCGAGCGTAAAGACAATGGTGTCGTTATTTAACGCATTCGTGACTAGCCCTACGCCCCCCGAAAAGGTAATAGTATCTCCATTTACAACGGTTTGCGCAGTACCTGTGTCGCCCGTTATATTAAAAGAAGACAACCCTATAATATCGCCAATACGATAGTTCTTGGTAACATTGTTGTTGTTAACGTCAGTCCCTATGACTTTATCGTCAGTCGTAGGGCTGGCGTCTATGGCATATAAGCTAATCTTAGACATACGTTCTTATCGATTGCGACGGTTCTTACCCATTACTACTGCGTTGAGGATACGAGACAATATATTGACGACTTTATCGTCTTTTTCGGTCTCTGTCAAAGCAGTAATTGTTCCCGCCGCTGTAATAATGGCGAGCAAAATTTCGCTCCAAAATTGTGTCAAAAAATTCATTTTCTTTAGTTTAAAAATTCATATTTTTCCTGGACCTGAAATGAAGGGCAAGCCTTACTAGAATATTCATTATGTCCGTGGATACTTAACTCCCCAAAAATAAGGCGTAAACTTTTAATGAGTTCGAGCATTGAAATATCTTGCATTTCAGTCATCGTGTCTTTAGGGGTTTTGCCGTCTCTTTCTAACCCCCCAATATAACACACGCCAATAGAGTCGTAGTTTTCTCCCTTTGTGTGGCTGCCTTTTTCATCGATATCCCTGCCCTTTTTTATCGTTCCGTCTAGCTCTATAACAAAATGATATCCAATATCTGACCAATTACGAGGTGAAGAAGTATGCCATCTCCGAATAGTTTCCGCAGATATATCTTGGCCTTCTCGCGTAGCAGAACAATGTATTATAACTCTTCTTATATCTCTCATAACAAACAAACTAAACATAAGGCCAACCCAATTACAGCTACCTTAACAAGGTATAGACTGTCTTTGTATTGCTTTTGGCGATTCACTCTATGCCTTTTTTAGCCAGCAAGATTTTAATCTCGTTTACGCCCTCAAGCAATACCTCCAATGTTTGCTGGACTTTAGTTTCTTGTTTTTCTAAAGAATAAAGGCGGCTTTTAATTTTAACAATTTCGCTCTGCATCTTGACGTACGTTGTAACAATACCCGAAGCAGCGCCTACGCCAACTGATATAAGTTCGTAATTCATATTTTCTTTTTGCTCTTTGTTTTTTTCAATCAAAGTATAATTCACCCCCGTATTTAAAGTGCAATCAGAATTAAATTTCATATTATAAAGTTACGGAGCTACTTCTTCTTCAGTACATTCCCACTCGTTAGGATTGGGCGGATAAGGGATGCGGTTTTCGCACTTATAATACCACCCAGGTTCTCCGACCTGAAGGTCGATATAAGCCGCCATTTCTTCTTCTGTATCGAATATATCTAAATAATCTTGCCCTGTACTGAGCTCACCCTTGCTAGCATACCCATAGTTATTTCGCGGGTTGCCCTTTACTTCTTCGCCGTTATTAAAGGCAAACCAAAAGGCGGGCGTCTTAAATACGTGTGTATGCTTAGCCATTACTCAACGATTTCTCCAATTTGGTCCTCAGTCACTTCTTCTGGCTCTGGCGGGAACCATCCGTTGGCTTCCATATACGCCTGGTCGTGGACCGTACACTCGGTCGGGATAATCTGTTCAAAGAGAACCGTCGGCGACGTAGTGATAAGCGTAGTAAGCGAGTCTTTCTCCGCCTCTGGCATCAAAGGAAACAAAAGCTGTAGCTCCGTCAAATCTACCGCTGGGTTGACATAGATAAGCCAATCTAAGATAATCGACAGTGCTGCCTCCCCTGTAGTAGGGTGGATGACAGAGCCAAATAGGTTGAAGTTGGCCTCGTCAGGGTTCTGGATAGACTCTGGACGGGTGATACAGTAGAGTTGACGAGAGATGGCTGCTGCTCGCTCTTCTGAGGTAAGCCCTCCTTCGGGAGGTACGATGAGGTAATTACTCATTTTGAATTGTTTATGTTGTAATACGTAAAGATATTGCTTTCTAGCTTAGGCTTCTGAGGCTTCTGCGAAATTGGTATGACCTTAGGCTTCATTAGTAGATGCTGTAGAACGTGTTGATGTTGTCCTCGATGTCGGTGCGGTTGCTGGATTGGTCGGAGTTCCAAAAAATCAATTCCTGACTGTGACCATTTAAATACAATCCCCCAGCATTGCCTCTCATAATATCAAACAACGTAGACGTACCTCCGTTGCTTGTTGTTCCTCGGCTTACACCTTGAAAATGTAGCTCCACACTAGAGCTGGCACGGTTGATAAAAGCAAGGTATTGGGTGCCGCTTGTTTGGCTTGGGATAGTGTAGTCACTTTGAGACCCAGAGAAACGCCAACGCAATGTGGTCGAATCTTCAAAGTAGGCACCGAAATTGCCACCAGCCCCGCCATATCCTGTATCCTTTAAGCTTGTTGTCTGAACATTAAGAAAACAAAAGTTAGAACTAAATGTCATACTAGTAAAACTCAAATAATCGTTTGCGCCATCTGTTTCAAGAGCAGGCTTCCCGTTCTCCGTCACCACGCCCGTACTCCCGTCATAAATCTTTGGACGATTAGCGGATGTAGCTTGAGAGGCATCGTTGCTGTTACCACTCTGGTCATACCAAGTAGCCACCACCATATCGTTGCCAGCTGCCGCTGTAGTCAAAGCCGTAGTGTCTAAGTCTCCGTAAGAGTCGAAGCCTATGTCAGTCGTTCCACCAACGTTGTCAGCTCGCTGCACCTGTATAGCACTGCCAGTGTAGGTAGAGCTCAGGCGACGCAAGCTGTAAGCAGCAGCCGCTCCTGGATTCTCGTCTAAGAGACCAGCCAGTGGGATGTCATAGTAGCCGCCGATGTTTTCTTCGATGTCTGTTCGGTTGCTGGATTGGTCGGAAGCGTAAAAAATCATTTCCGAAAAAACCGCTGTTAAATAATTGTCTGGGTTATAACTAGTCCTTGCAATCCAACTGGTACTATGGGCGGCTGTGTTTAAGTCAACCGTAGAGTTTCCGCTAGAAGTCGATAATTGTACTCCGTCTAAATACATTTGAGCATCAAAAGCGTTACCAGAACTCCATATTGTAGTTAACAATTTCCTAGAAGTGCCTTGATAGTCATCATCCCACAAAGCATATTGATTAACTCTTAACCCGATTTCCGTAGTGATGTTGTAGCTCTCTCCTGAATTGGTAGCCTGTACATTCGCGCCATAAATTACGCTGGCTGAAGTGGGGTTCTCTGTACTGTAACCTGTGAAAAAAGTGCTTCGCGGTGTTGTTCCGCTAAATGGAGAGGGCATTTCGAAATAATCATTCGACCCATCAAAATCTAACGCAGGCTTCCCGTTCTCCGTCACCACGCCAGTTGTACCGTCGTAAATCTTAGGGCGAGCAGTAGACGTACCCTGTGTAGCATCGTTGCTGTTACCACTCTGGTCATACCAAGTAGCCACAACCATATCGTTGCCAGCTGCCGCTGTAGTCAAAGCTATAGTGTCCAGCTCTCCGTAAGAGTCGAAGCCTATGTCAGTCGTTCCACCAACGTTGTCAGCTCGCTGTACCTGTATGGCACTGCCTGTGTACGTAGAGCTTAGTCTACGCAAGCTATAAGCAGCAGCCGCTCCTGGATTCTCGTCCAACAAGCCAGCCAGTGGGATGTCATAGTAGCCTCCGATGTTATCCTCGATGTCGGTGCGGTTGCTCGATTGGTCGCTGGAATACCACACGATTTCTTGTATTGTACCTCGAAAACTTACCGAGCCTCCAGCAACGTAGTCGCCTATTGAATGGCTTGTATATGCGCTTGATGCGTTCGTAATGCTTTGAGTTCCTTCAGAGGTAGAATTCAAAAACACTTCCATTGTAGTGCTGTCGATAAAACCGCTTTTTAAATTTTGAGTAAGATTTGCGACATTATCGAAAGTCAAATCATTAGAACTACCTGAGATTCCCTTGGTAAGTGTACTAATACTTCTATCATCTCTATTCGCATTTAGGATAAGATAATTAGAATTAGCGTTGTCCCTTGCGTAAAAAATAAAGCCATTATAAAAGCCTTGAGCAACGTCAGAAGTTTTGCTAATTGCAAACAGACTCATATTTGTTTGAGTTACTGAGGTTGCCGAAGTCAAACCCAACCTACCGCCACCAAAGTCTACCGCAGGCTTCCCGTTCTCCGTCACTACACCCGTAGTCCCGTCATAAATCTTCGGACGATTAGCAGACGTACCCTGTGTAGCATCGTTGCTGTTACCACTCTGGTCATACCAAGTAGCCACCACCATATCATTCCCTTGAGCAGCTGTAGTTAAGGCCGTAGTGTCCAGCTCTCCATAAGAGTCGAAGCCTATGTCAGTTGTACCACCAACGTTGTCAGCTCGCTGCACCTGTATAGCACTGCCTGTGTAGGTTGAACTTAGTCTACGCAAGCTATAAGCAGCAGCTGCTCCTGGGTTCTCATCGAGCAAGCCAGCCAGCGGGATGTCATAGTAGCCGCCGATGTTTTCTTCGATGTCTGTTCGGTAGGATGTTTGGGGTGTTGTGTAAATTATAAACTCTTGCAACGTTCCATTCATTGGTACGCTACCGCTATACTCTTTGCCTATTGCGGTCAGTCCTCCGATTGCTTTTTGCGTGTAGGTTAAAGGCCCTTGGTTTAGTGAGCCATTAACGTAATAATTTGTAGATGAAGGACTGACAAAATCAAAATAATTAATTTCGTGCGCTGTTGTTGTTTGTTGACTTCCCTTCCACGCCCCATCAAAAAACAATCCTGAAGGACTACCCGAACTTATAACGAATCTCCCTGTCTGACTATCAAAAATCCATCCCGTTGCAGATGCTCTTTTTTGAACATATATGAACGAATAATCTGTTGCGCTTATTGATAAATTTTGACCAGACGAATTTTTCAAAAATAAATTTACAGTATTTGTGAAATCCAACGCAGGCTTCCCGTTCTCCGTTACTACGCCCGTCGTCCCGTCGTAAATCTTAGGACGATTAGCGGATGTAGCTTGAGAGGCATCGTTCCCGTTGCCCGACTGGTCCAACCATCCCGCTACCACCACGTCTTCGCTACCTCCGTAGGTAGCCAATGAAGTAGTGTCCAAGTCGTTATTGGAATCAAAGCCGATATAGACTGGTCCCTTAGTGTTAAGGGCCGTCTGCACCAGTACAGCAGAACCCTGATAGCTAGAGTTAATCCTACGCAATGAGTAAGCCGCAGCAGCACCAGGATAGTTATTCAACAACAAAGGCGCTACAGGCTCAGTATAGATGTCGTAGAACGTGTTGATGTTGGTTTCAATGCCTGTGCGGTTGCTGGATTGGTCGGAGTTGTAGAATACAACTTCTTGAATTGTGCCGTTCAAAGACTGAATTCCGTTTTTATTTGCTCCAATTCTCACGCTGTCGATGTTTCGCGTACCTGCGTCTCCCGATATTATTTGAACTCCGTCTTTGTAAAGGAATGAATTAGTAGTGTCGAAGTCTGCGGTCAGTAGTTGTTGCGTTGTTGTGGCTGTGCCGCCACTTATACTATTACCTGCGTTCATTTCGTATATCGAACCGTTCGATAAGGTAATATTGATTCGGTTGTTTGTATCCGTGCCGTTAGTGTCAATAAACCGCGACAAAGTAGTTGCTGACGGCGTTGCGACTATACTAAAGTAAAACGGCTGGGCTTCTGCTGTAAAGTCTGACGTTGCAACAAAATCGTTGCTACCGTCAAACTGCACCGCGGGCTTCCCGTTCTCCGTTATAACCGCACCGCTTGAAACGATTTTCGGCTGTGAACCCGTCGCCGTCTGCGTCGCGTCGTTGCTTCCCGTCTGTGAATACCAAGTTTTCACGAACGCATCTCCCGCACCTGCGAAGTCCAAAAGCGAAACGGTATCAAGCTCACCGAATACGTTGAAATTTATATCTTGCTCGGTGTTGTCTGACGACCTACGGACGCGGATCGCGCTACCGCTGTACGAGCTTGATAGCTTGCGTAGTGAGTACGCCGCCGCCGCTCCTGTATACGTGTCGAGTAGTGGCGTGTTTTGGGTGAAGTAGTCGCCGACGTTGGATTCGATGCTGGTGTGGTTTGCGTTCTTATTTTGATTCCAGTAAATCAATTCCTGCATTGTTCCATCAATCCAACCCGCTGAGCTTTCGCGGTGTTTACCAATTCTCAAACCGCTTCGAGATTGATTTGAGACGGTTGCGGTTTTTGTATTATATCCGTTAAAATAACTCTTTAAAGTTGCTCCGTTAAAATCTAAACTTGTTAAATATCTAAATCCGTCATTTTTATGATTCAAATTAGTACCTGAACCATTACTAAATTGGAAGTTTTTTGAAGCATCAATTTGCAAAAAAAACTTATTGCTTTCGCTACTATCAAAAATATTTACCGCCGTGCTTGTGGTTTCTATTTTAGATACAACACTTATTAGGGTGTCGTTACTTGTGAGCGTTACGGTGCTGTTGTCAAAATTGTCATTGCTACCGTCAAAATCGATTGCAACCTTTCCGCTCTCCTTCACCAACGCGCCAGTTGTGCCATCATAAATCTTAGGGCGATTAGCGGACGTACCCTGTGTAGCATCATTGCCGTTGATTGACTGGTCGTACCAGGTCTCTACGAAAACGTCGTTAGAGCCTCCATAAGAGATTATGGCAGCCTCGTCAAGGTTGTTGTTGGCATCGAAGTAAATGTCCTGCGTAGCACCTCCTACGGTGTCCTGGACCTTCATAGCGGGCCCTGTGTACGCGGTGCGCAACTTACGGACCGAGTAAGCAGCCTCAGCTCCGCTACCGTAACTAGTGTCCAAAAGTAGGTTCCCTACAGGAGCGCCACCCAAATCGACAATAGTCCAGTTGTATGGAGCAGAAGTTAACTTGTTATAAGCAGCTGTAGCCGCCGAGTCTACCGAACCGTGGAGCTGGTTGATATTCGATAGCGTAACATTAGCTTGTAAAGAGCCCGCTCCAGTCCCTTGAGCCGCCCAGCCAATAAGCAAAGCGTCCCAGTTAGCAGCACTTATGTTGCTGCCAGTAAGCATATCGACAGCAGTAGTAACCCCGCTTACGTCCCAGTTCGCTAAATCCTGGTCAAACGCAGCAGCGTTCTTAAACGTTGAAAACAAATTCGTTAAAGACGTAGTCGTCCAAGCCCCTACAGGTTGATTAAATAAAGTGGCGCCTTGAAACATTTGGCTAAACGTAGTTACGCTAGCAACATTCCAAGAACTAATGTTTTGATTGAACGCTAAAGCGTTACTAAACATCGCGTTAAAAGCACTTGAATTGCCCGTATCCCAACCGCTAATATCTTGATTGAAAGCACTAGCGCCACTAAAAGCAGCCGTAAAACCGATAACGCTAGAGACGTCCCAGTTATTTAAAGGATTATTAAATGCCGCGCAATTTTGAAATGGCTGTATAAGGCTCCCGACGTTATGCTGCAAAACAAAATTAAAGTTGGGGTTGGAAGTAGAGTTTTTATAAAAAGTCCCTGCCAAGCCCGTAATGGGAGACCCAACAGTTCCCCAACCACTTAAATCACCACTTAAGTTATCGCAATTTTCAAAAGCAGACGTCCTCAATACCTTGCTTCCAAAAGTAGGAGAAGAAGTAGTCGTAATATTTAAATTTTCGCAATTAGTAAAGACATATTCGTTGAGATACAAAATCGCCGCTGCCCATTCAGAAATATCCTGAACCTTAAGCCTGTCGTTGGCAGCACTTAGCGTAGTGCCGTCTTGAGAAGCCCAGCTAATATGGTCGATAATAGGGGTAGTAGTTGCCGCTACCGCAAACATCTTTACTGTATACGTACCCGCAGCAGCATACGTATGCGTAGCTTCTGCTTGGTTCCAACTCGTAATTTGCTCGGCATCGCCGTCGCCCCACTGGACGTAAAAATCATAAGTGCCAGATGAAATTAAAGGAAGGCGGTATTGATTGTTTGCCGTGCTCCCGACTTCGGTAGCCGTAGTGTCAATAGTAAAAGTTAAAGCAGGCGGAGGCAAATTCGGGTTTACCAAGTCGGTAATAGTCCATCCATAATCATTAACCAACTTCGCTTTGGCGTCGGCAGGAGCGCCAAAGTTTGCGTATTGGTTAATACTAGAAAGCGTTACGCCGTTTTGTATGTTAGGCGCCTGAGCCGCCCAAGCCACCAAAAGCGCTTGGTAATTAAAAGAGCTGAGCCCGCTATTCGTAAACATATCCGAAGCGTTCGCTAAGCTAGATATATTCCATCCGCTTACGTTGGGGTTGGCAAGGGTAGCGCCGTTAAACATCCCCGACATATTGGTCACGCTAGACGGGTTCCAAAAAACAAGTGAATTTGTAAAAGAAGTAGCCCCGTTAAACATATCCTGCATATCAGTAGCAGAAGACACGTTCCACGAAGTAAGCGAAGTACCCACAAAAGAAGTAGCGCCCTTAAACATCTCACTAAAAAATAGCCCCGAGGAAACGTCCCAAAGCGCTAAATTTTGGTTGAATGCAGTAGCGCCGTTAAAAGTGCCTACAAAAAAAGAAACGCCAGAAACGTCCCACGAATTAAGAGGCTGGTCAAATGAAGTGGCGCCGTTAAAAACATAAGAAACAGAAGTAAGCAAAGGATTGGTAAGGTCCCAGTTAGCTACAGAGCTATTAAAAGAAGTAGCGCCAGAAAACATACTTACTATGCCGCCTGAGCTAGGGCCTATATTTTGTAAAGAACCCGTACTAAACCAATTGCTCAAATCTTGGTTGAAGTTGACGGCGTTAAAAAACATAGCGCTTGCGTCACGTACGTTATCTGTATTCCAAACGCCAATAGCTTGGTTAAATACAGAGTCCGTCACCCCTCCCGAACCAACGGGCAACGTACGGGCAAACATCCCACCCATATCCTGAAACGCAGACGTATTCCAACCCGTTATATTTTGATTGAAGTCTACGGCGTTTTTAAACATATCCGCCGCAAAAACAGGCGTACCCGTCAAAAAGGTCCAGTTGGGGAACGGCTGGTTATAGCGCAAACAAGAAGAAAAACATTCCGTAAAGTTGTTGCAACTAGAAACGTCCCAGTAAAGACCTACATCATTTTGGTTGAAAATCGCTTGATTTTTAAACGCCCTAAACATATTGGTAGGAGTAAAGTCAAGCTGGAACTTTCCTCTAGAATTTCCCACAGGAAGCCCCGCAACGGATTTTCCTTCGTTAAATGATTCTGCGGTACCAGTAAATGGCCCTACCCAGTAAGCCGTATAAAAAGCAGGGGCAAGCTCGTCGCAATTAAAGAAAAATCCGTCTCCAATAACCTTGTTTAAAATAGTGGGGACGTTGCTTATAGTAGAAGCAAAAGTACTTAGGACCTCACATCCGTAAAATATATCTTGGTCAGCATAAAAAAGGGTAGCGCCAAACTGGTCAATAGACCTTACTTTAACCCCGTCTCCTTCGTTTCGATTTCCGAAATACCAACTGTTTACCGCCTGTTGCCGAATCGGTGAGTTAGGCGTAATGGTAATTTCAAAATTATCCGTAGGCAAAACCGTTCCGTAGTCGTGCGTAACCTCGGGTTGGTTATACGATGTAATAACGTCGGTATTGCCATCGCCCCAATCAACCGTAAAATTATAAATGCCCGTAGAGTACAAACCAAGTTTATACTGACCGCTAGGGGTTGAAGTCCCCGCCGAGTTATACGGGGTGACATAAAAATTCATAGGGTCTTGGCTAGGGGGAGGGCCAGGAGCCGAACCCTGAGCAGCGCCAGGCGAAATACTGGCGCCAAACGCGTTAGCAATACCTATGATAGTTCCGCTCATATTACCAGAAAGCTACAATTTTTAATTCTTCACCCGAGATTGGTGTCCGTGCGCTTACCCTTCGTACCTGAACGGGTATAAAGGAGCCTGGCAAGACGCCCTCTAGCGTAACGAGAGAGCCCGAAGCGGTAATTATTGGAATCTTAAATCCCGCTGTGTTAGGCGCAAGCGTACCCCCTACATATAAAACGCAACCGTCGGTAGTCTCTGCGTATATAGTGTACCCGTATTCTTCTGTCCAGACATATCCGTTTTCTATCGTAGCCGTTAACTGCGTTGCGCTATCTACGGAGCTAACGACAGCAAAAGTAAAATTTGCACCGCCCCCCTTAATAACCATCCCAGGCTTTATACCTTCCTTAATAAAATCAGCGTTAGCGTCAATAAGCGTAAGCGTTGTTACGTTAGATTGCGTTCCTACCGTGCTCGTACTTTCGAAGATAGGTCCCGCAGGGTTCGGGATGTCGTAATCGAATGGAACTATTTCTAGCGCTAGTCCTACCTGTAATTTTTGATATGCCATAATTATTTATCGTATGGGAAAATTCTGTTTAACGTGTCGCGGCGTTGGCCGCAGCCACAATCGGAGCCTGTAGCTTGGGAGACCTTCTCCACTACCTGCTTGATACCTGTTGCTCTAGTAATTTTTTCAACGGTATCCCCTAATCCTTTTGAAGGGCGAGAACGTGAGGGCATTATATTCTGTTTTTACAAATGTACTTAATATTTCCCACGCCTATTGGACGGAGAGCTCTTCTTAGAACCGCCCTTACCAGCCCACAACTTTTTGCAAGCCCAGTAACGCGCCGTAAGTTTATTGGTAGCCGTCCCACACTTATGACGAGCTTTAAAGCTCTTACGCGCAGCAGCAGAATAGTTATGTCCATAACCCTTGGCGCCGAAATGAATGAGCTTCTCTTTGCCGCCAGAGCAAGCTTTGACCATCATCTTCTTCCCCGCTCGGTCCGACCGAGTAGGGCTGTTGCATTTCATCTTGCTCTTATTCGCCATATCAACTATTCGTTACTCGTCCTGCCGCCGTATTGGAAACAAACTGACGCCTGCTTCCTCCTCGTCGTTTCTTCCTACGGGCTGTAGCAGCTCGCTCAGATTTACTCATAGAATTAGCCTTAGATAATGGCAGACATCGGTCAGGGTTCTTTGTGTCCTTGCTCGTGCCGCAAGCACCAAGGATAGAACCGTCAGTACCAATACGAACCCATTTCTGGTCCCGCCATTTCTTCAGCTCTCCCATTACTTACGCTTTTTTGCGGTGCGCTTGTCCATACGGTCTTGCTTAGCCGCCATACGACTGAGTTTTTTTGTAGCTCTTTTTTTACCAATGGTTTTCGACTTTTCACTTTCCTTCAGAGTACTGGTCTTCTTCTTATAGACGTATTTGGTTTTTTTAACCGTTCCCGCATCAGCATTTACTGACCTGTTTACAGTCTTTCTAGCAATTTTACCTCCTTCGGCACTTCCTCTTTGGCGAGTTAAAACCCCGCGCCTGCCTAGATTATCCGCACCACCCTTGTCGCCTTCGCGAATAGTTTGAATAGTTTTGCTACGGTATTTTTTTGTCGTTCCGTAACCTTTCACTCCCTTTCCTTTTGAAACACGTGATGTCTGAACACCATACTTGTCGGTTTTAGCGACTCTTTCTTTCTTAGCCATTATTTCTTGGATTTCTTAGTCTTTTTCTTTGAAGCAGATTTAACCTTCTGGGTGCAGGGCTTTCCGTATGATGCCATTATTTCTTGGTTTTAAAATATTATCGACGACCTCTCTTTTTGATTCTGGTCTTGACTGTGGTGCGTTTAGCGGGAGTTGTAGTCGTGGTAGTACGGGTGCTTATTGTTGAGCTTGGGCCTCTAGACTTATTTTGCTCGTGCATATATCGACGGCCTTGGGATGTAATTTTTCTATCACTACCCACCATTTTTGTTGGACGACGAGTTGGGATAGTACTCATCTCCGTATTTCTAGTCGTCATAGTTCGCGTTCCGTTAATCTTAGATTTCGTCTTACGAGCATCTCCCTTCTTGGCCTTACGATTCTTGACAGTTTCTTTACCCCTTACAGACTGAGTAGATTCTTTTGTCTCAGTGTAAATCTCTCTGTTGCCTACTTTTTGAGACCCAAGACTAGTGGTACGTGTGGGAGACTTCTTCCCAACGGTTACCTTACGCTTAGTTACGACTCCTCCTGATTTAGTCTTCGACTTAACTTTAGTAGTGCCGTCCTTCTTCTTACGAGTAACAACTTTACTCTTGCTGCCGTCAGCAGCTTTAGTCTTAGCAACCGTTCGGCGACCCGTTGACTTGGTCTTGGTGTATTCTTTCTTAGCCATAATTATTTCTTGGATTTTTTAGCGTAGTTAGGGTCTTTGCAATATTTACTAGCTGCCATATTCGCATACGCCGAAGGGTAACGGTCAAAAGTCCGCTTCGCCCAAGCGATTCCCGAAGGGCAAATCTTATTGCCAGTTTTTTTAGTGCGTCCAGCCATAACTTATAACTTTGACCAAAGTTACAAATTAAATTTAATGAAGATTCACAAAAACATTCGCAAGCGGTACAGCCGCACAGAACCGCCCAACGACTACCTAAAGTACTGGCGCGTAATACGTAGGTGGGTAAAATCAAACTACGGACTCGGAACCGTAGAGCTAGAGATGCTCCTCTTCCTATATTCAGAATCGTACTTCACAAAAGATACGTTCGATGAATACAACCAGCTGATGAGCTGGAATAAAAAACGATTCTCCGACCTCTTGCGTGACGGATGGATACACGTATTTAGAAAGCGTAAAGGCAATCAAAAAGCCCTGTACGAACTCTCATACAAAGGAAGAGCTATGCTCAATGCCGTATACAATAAACTCAACGGGCAAGAGTTCGCAGAAACACAATCCGCCAACCCTATGTTCAAAAAGAGCGCCCCCTATACAGACGTAGTATACCGTAACTACATCAAAAAAATTAACCAGTCTATACGACAACAACAACGTCCCTCTCAAGAATGATAGTGTACGTAACGTCGCCTATCATCATAGAGTGACCAGCGTTCTTGTCGTAATAGATAACGTCGCCTTTATGTATCGTATCTATCTGAGTGCCAGACTCTACTACCGTAGCTTTTTTATAGCGAAACGATTTAGCGTCTTCCGTAGATAAAATCAAGCCAGACGAAGAAACAAACTGTTCGTCGA